TGAGCGTTCCATCACCAGAGTGACCAACGATAAATGAAAGACCACGAATCTGAAGCGCTGTTAAAGACGCAGTTCCAGTAGTCGTAACGACAGAGCTAAGTCCGGCGCTGATAATGCTGCCCGACGTGATGTCGCTAGATGGAGTCAGGGTCATCGACGTCGACGAGGCGGTAATCGAAGCGACACCGGTATCTACTAGAACGACGTGGAACCTATTACTCGGACTCGTTGTTCCGACACCCAGACGTTCATTTACCTCGTCGTAGGCGGTAAGAGCACCGAGGAAAATCTTCCCCTTCGTGCTGTGAGAGGTTGAAGCGAGGGTTAGACCGTTGCCTGATGCCGTGCCGCCGTAGAGAGTTTGACCGCCTGAGCGACCGGCTAAGAGGGCGTATTGAGTATGAACATCTCCAACAGTAAGATTCGTTGTCGAGTTGTGATCAATATCGGAGGAAGTTGTCTGCTTCCGCTCTATCCTAAAGTCTGTCACGTTCCGGGGCTCGCAGAAGAATACTTGATGGTGATGGAGCCGGAAGAGGAGAGGCCATTGATAGCACCTTTCCAGATCCGGTCCCCAGCCAAGGTCATATTTCCGCCAGGAGCAATGTAGGCATCATTCGTGGTTGCTACGCCGCCAAATGAGATATGACAGTTGGCTGAGGAATCCGCATTGGAAATAACGAGCGCAGTCCGGTTATAATCCGCCGCAACAATGACTGTGGAGTCCGTTGGGGAAACGGTTACAGCAGGCACTTAGGCTTTCGGAAGTCTCGCAGACGGGGCATCAGCGGGTTCACCGAATCCACCCTTACGACCCTTGCCCGACCCGCTCATGTCATCTCCACCTGACTCGAACACTCCAGCAGGCTTCTTCTCAGGATTCTTGTGTTCAACAATGACGCCAAGCTTCTTCTCCTGCATCTCACGGAGCTTCTTAGGATCCTTGTTGCGGGCAATTAGATATTCGTCTACAGATTTGTAGCCCATCTCACGCGCCTTAATGATGTTCTCTTCAAGGGCGTTATACGGCTCACCGAATGAAGTCGGCTTACCATCCTCATCCACATGCCCGTTCTCTTTCATGTAGTCGAGTGCCGCGCGATCCGGGCCATCATAGACCGGGTTCTCACCGCGCTTTGCAGTGGGGTTGATGTAAAACTCCTGTGCAGGCTTCCATTCACCGAGGACTGAGACGTAGTTGGGCATAGTTATATCCTTTTTTAGCCGACTTCCTGGTCATAGTTGACTTTGATATCAGTAGAGTTAGCGTCCTTCGTCCAATAGCAGCCAGACGGAAATAACATCCCCTTAGCTCCGAAGTCGAAGATGTTGTCAGTGCTTGCAGTTGGGCAAGTGTAGGTGAAGAGTGTGGTGCCGCTTGCACCGCCATTTTTCAGAGTTGATGTTCCTGGAGTTGCGCCAGAAAGCACCGAAAACGAATAGACGCGAATCGGTTTTCCAGCTTCACTACCAACTTCACCAGACGCTGCAAGTCTTTTTGTTCCTGCCATTTACTTTTCTCCTATTAACTTTTTGGCCTCAGTCAGCATGACCTCGAGCCTCTTATCAATCGTGTGATTCTTCATGACTTCTTCGTAGCCGGACTTAGCGATCCGCTCCCGAGCTTCGTCGTTTTTCAAGTACCAGCGCGCTTTGTCCACAGCCTCATCCAACGAGCGGTAGGTTTCGAGATGCTTGCCGGGGATGAAGAGATCCTCAATGTGCGACTGGTGGTCCGTGAGGAGGAAGCTCTTAGAGCCCATTACCTCGAAGCACCGCATGTTGAGGTCATCCTTCATGCTGATATTGAAGACAATCTTCGACTCGGCATACTTGAGAGCAGCGTCATTGAAGAGCTTCTGTCCGTAGTAGAAGTTGGGAAACTCACGGAACATATGGTCAAGGGCATCTACGCGATTCTGGGAGCTTACGTGTCCCACGAAGCAAAGGTCATACTTCTTAGTGAGGAAGTTGTAAGGTTTTGAGCCGTCCTCGGAGTCGATGTCGCAGTAGGCGCGAGGTTCGACCGCGTGAGGGAGCCAGATGACGGGTGCGGTAACTCCATCAGCCTTCATGCGATCCACAGCGTCTTTCTGGGCAACGAAAACTAGGTCGGACATCTTGGCGCGCATGAGGCGGTAGTCGTATCCAAGGTGCGTATCGCTTGCCCAGTAGAGGATAGGCGCGCCATTCTTTGGCCACTCGGGTTCATAGGGAAGGAGACCAGTGAGGCCGTCTTCACCCCAGTCCACCCAGAAGTTGAGGTCGTACTGTCCGAATACTTTGGTCTCGCCGGTCGGGATGAGGTGATCGTGCTCCAGGAGACCTTTTTCCTGCATTCTTTTTAGGGCGGCGTGGCAATATAAGGGATTCCCGTCATTACGTCCAAGTCGGTTTTCGTAGTAGATTGCTGTACGAAGCACTATTTACCCCCTAAACGATTTTCATACATCACGCAACCCTCCTAAAAACACTCACGAAGCTAATCCCATTCTCAGCCGACTGATCTGATAATTCTTCAAGTCCGCATTTTTCTGCAATGTGCTTCAAGCTATCCGGGGTAAATGCATGAACGTGGGTAGAATCAAGAGGAATGCCAGCCGTGACTCGCTCATCCGGGACCGCAACGATAAGTCGCCCGCCAATCCGAAGCTTCTCTGTCCATTGGGAAATGGTTTTCACAGTATCGAGACAGTGTTCTAGGATATGACGGGCGATAATAACGTCGAATTCTTTGTCTTCAAATGGGAGGATCTTAGTGACGTCACCCGTTACGTCTGCGACACTGGGTTGCATGTCGGCATGAGGGATAGTCTCGCCAAGCGGCACAATGTCCATTCCGACTGACTTCTCAATGGTCTTACGGTAGCCGCAGCCGAGTTCAAGTACGACATCATCCGACTTGACCATCGTGCGGATAAGATCACCCTCAATGTCCATAGCAGTGCGAGTGGAGTATTCCTTGTATTGGCCGTAGATCAGGGTTTCAGCAAACTTCTTAAACCCATGCTTCTTGATTAGAGCCATATTCGTTCGCTCGGTCATCTGGGGAGAGTTCCAGCCGCCATCGACGGTGTGGTCACCTTTCACGCGCGTACCAGTCTTAAATCCATGATGGATGAGGAAGGCGTTTGGGTTAATGAGGACTTTTTTACCCGCATAACGGAACCTCATGGATAGGTCGATGTCGTCTCCACCGGGCAGGGTGTCATCTATCCCGCCAACCTCATCCAGTGATGATCTCCTCACCATGACTGTGAAGAAAATTAAATAGGGGGCTTCAACAGGAACGGGAACTGCTCTGGGATGATAGATCGACTGGAGACCAGCGGCGGTCGTTGTCATGGGGCCGACAGCAGCCACACTCTCATCCTGAAATGGGGTGAGGAGGTGGTCATAAAACTTGTGCGAGGTGAATGGGAGGAAAGTATCGTCATTTTGGAAGCAGACGAAATCGCCTTCAGCTTCTGTCATACCGAGTTTCAGTCCACCTTCCCAGCCGAGGTTATCTTCGGCATCGAGGACTACAACATTCTTTAAGTGTGCAAATTCTTGTTTACAAGGCTGCTTCCCATTATTGACGATGATGAGCTTCGCTTTACCGGAGATAGTGGCTCCAGTGCTTACGATTGAGCGTACGCAGGAGTTTAAGAGTTCTGGGTTATTGAAGGTAGGGATGAGGATGGAAAATGTGGGCTTCACTGTTCCCTCACAAGCTTATGAGCATACTTGTCGTAGGTCCTGAACTTCTTATCATTGAGCCCATCATCGTGCTTCTTGCGGAACTCCTCCACATACTCTTCGGTGATTTCGAGGGGGTGGGAGAGATGGCCTAGCTTCACACTGGTGTCCATGAAAACGCGGGCTCCAGTCTTCTTAGCCTTGTAGCAGAAGTAGATGTCTTCGCCCGTTCCGCACGTTGACATGAACCAGGAACCGTTCTTCTCTTTAACCTTGCGGAGCACATCGGTCTTGATGAGGACTGCGCCAAACCCAACCGCATCACACTCGACAAGCTCATTCTTCGGATACTTCATAACGGCGTGGTTTACGAAGTAGTCTTTCTTCATCACGTGATCGTAGCCTTCCACGCAGGAGTACATGACAGGCTTATGGGGAGCATTGCGCGTGAAGGCAAGGGGAGCCACAATATCGACGTTGTGGGCGTAGAGCTTTTCAAACATATCATCCGGGCACATCATGTCATCGTCGATCATGAAAAGGTAGTCGGAGTCCGTCTCGAGCGCGTGCTTAGCCGCTTCGTCTCTCGCAACTGGCGTGAAGATTCGACCCACACAGGAGAAGAAGAACCGAAACTTGGTTGACTTATCCATTGCCCAGGATTCTGCCTGCAGCTTGCCCAAGTGAAATAGGTTCATCAACCGATTGGCATAAGCCTCAACAGGTGTATAACCCATATTCGGTATAGATATCGTGACTCTTACTTCCCCCGGAACTTTCCCCTCATTAGGATCGCTGTAAATCATCATGCCTCCGCCATTCCTCTGCGATAGCTTCAAGTTCTCCCTCTTTTAGAATCACGGGGTTTCTCAGCTTGTGACCCGCGTGAAGCTCTAAACTGTCCTGAAAGGGGAGGACGATACCCCCATCAGTCTCACAACGAAAAACTTCCAGCTCCGCACCCGTCGCAGCATTCTTGAGATGAGTAATCGGAACTGGAAGTGTCATTCGCTTATTCCTTACAGAGCCCGAACGATACCAGCCGTCCAGACCGGGTTGGCCGAGATCGTCTGAGAGCTCGCGACGTAGACGTACTTGTAAAGCTGCGTCGAGATAGCTTCATTGGCAATCGCGCTAAAGAGTGTTCCTGCAACCGCACCGGGTTTCAGAACGTCACCAGCCGTAACCGTGATCGAAGAGCCGACTGCGCTGATCTGAACCGAGGCCGCATAGCCCCAAGCCGTGACCAGACCGAAAGCGTTGATCGCGATGTCCCCAGCTGCGATACCCGCGAAACCTTTACCACGAGCGCCCGTCAGTTTAACCGCCGAGACGCCGTCAATCGAGGCACCCGCTTCGCACAGCGCAACCGCAAGACCCGTCGTGATAGAACCACCGCCGTCCACGTTCTTGACGACGATCAGCACGCGATCCGCGCTGTTTTTATTTAACTGTTGAATCTGCATTAATTTCTCCTAGAGTTTAGTGGGCTGTAGCTTGGACAACTCACAGGGTGCCTCCGGCCCGAGGCCCACCAAACAGATTGTTATGACTTTGAAAGAACGATTAGTTTAACGGCGGTATTATCTTCACCGAGGACGAACGTGATCGTGGATCCAGAGACCGTGCAACCAACACCAGCCGAAGCTTGCGTCGAGTTTGAGTCGTTCTGAATCGGAATCACCGCAACGATGCCGGGAATACCAGAGGCCCACGTATCGCCCGTATCCAAGGTTCCCGCGAAATCGGCAAAGGTCGCCTTGAGGGAGCCAAACGATTCGGCCTTGATGGTGCCTGCCGTGGGGGTTACTGCTGCCAATTTAAATCTCCTTTAGAGTGGGTATGTGAACAAGTGGCTTATTGCCCTTTTTGTTTAACTCCCAAACTCTATTTGCGTAAGGTATTCTGATTTCATTAATGGAGCCATCTTTTAAGCCATTAAGTTTATTAGTTGCTAAAAGACTCTGATAAACCAAGTCGGACTGTTGGCACTTAGAAATCAAATAGGGTCTAATAAGGAGTAGAAACTTAGTGAGTGAATCAATTTTTGAAACCCTCAACGAATACACATCCTTCCAACCACGATTCTTTTTTGATTCCTCAGATTTAGTTCTAACTCTGTAGTAATATTCAATTCCTTCTGATTTCAGAATTGAAACCACTTTCAGCATTAGAGTTTCGTTGGTATTGCAGACGTAGAAAGCGGGTGTTGCCTTATTAGAGCCAGACCTATTTCTGTGGAAGGTAATACAACCCTCCCCATCTACAATCCCAGCCAACCAAGCCTTGTCGGTTTCAGATACCATTAATTAGGCAGTGATTGATGTTAATTTGAAGTGTCTCCGCCTGTTGTACGTGCAGAGGTTTCCGCGCCAGAGGATGAAGGCAACCTTCGCCGTCTGGTTGGTCGGCATAACCCAAGGAGTCATGGCGAAGTCCGTTTCGGTGTCCACGACGAGATCAACGTAGTTCATGTTGATACCGAACATGAGGCCCGAGCCGATGAAGTTGCCATACACAACCGGGACGCCTTTGAACGTCAGGTTCTTGAAGCCAGCGTTGGCGGACAGGTTGCCATTCTGGATGCGTTCAAGCGGAAGACGAGTCTGCTCGTAGTACTGGAAGATCGTCTTGTTCGTGATGTAGTGAGTCGGATTATCAACCGTGGCCGAGGACGAAACAGCGTACGTCGCCGTCGTCATATCGGAGAGACCCTGGGCGGCAAAGCTACCCGAGGTCGTAACCGTCGACTGCCAGAAGGTGTCCGTCGCGCCCGCAACCGTGCCGAGAGTACCCGTACCGACCATCGTTTCGAAGTCGATGAGGTTATTGGCACCGGCAACCGGCGTCGAGAGAGCCTGTTCGAGGCGCTTCGAGATCGCAAGTTCGCTGCGCTGCATCTTCTCACCGGCGAGGTTGATGATGCGGTGTTCGTCGCCCGAGTTGATGCGCTCTTCGTCACGCGTCAGCTGGATGGGTTCGTACAGGTTCTGCCAGCGGTATTCGACCTGACCTTCAACGTCCGTCTGGGTCGTGTTGAGCGGGCTGTCGCCGAGGTAGAAGCCACCGTTGTTCTGGTCGGCCTTAATGAGCGGATACACAATCGAGACGCCGCCATTGATCATGCGCTTGCGCTCTTTGGTGAGTCCGAGGATGACGTTCGAGTTATAAACGTTGTCCGTGATGAATTTCGCGTAGTCCGCAGTGCTCGTCGCGAGTGCCGCGTCTAACGTCGAGGGAATGAAAAGTTCGTTTGCCATTTAGATTATTGTCCTATTACCTTTTTTGCCCTTGTTCCTTGGCCTGGGCGAGTGCGCGCTCGGCGATTCGTGACCAAATGTTTCTGTTGGATTCACCGGGCTTGCGCTCGATTTTCTCTTCCGCAAGGGCGGAGTTAAGTCCAAGGTTCGTGGAGGCGTTGAGTTTTTCTTGGAGAGTTCCCTTGAATTCCTTTTGCCCAAGCTGATGCGCAAATTCGACATGCCTATCAAAGTTTTTGGCTTTATAGACAAACTCACGGAGTTGGTCGTTAGAGATTCGACCGTCCAGAGCGTCTTTAATAAACGCATCTACGTCTTGGGGATTGTAGTCGGGGAACTTAGACTGGAGCTTGGCGTCCACTTGCGAGAGTTGCATCTGGTTTAGCTGGGCCTCAAGCGCGCGTTGCGATTGGGCGAGCTGCCTGAATTGTGCTTGCTCGGAAGGGGAGAGGTTGCTCCATTGATCGGTAGTGCCAGTCCAGTTTTCGGGAGCAGATGCCTGCGCCGCTTGCTGGGCTGCTGAAATAAAATCGGGTCGACTCATGAGCTCTTGGATGCGTTGGGGCGTCCAGGGCTTATTGAGTTCGGATTGAAGTTTTTCCATCTCACGGAGAAGATTGGCCTTCTCACCGCCGATTTCGCCAAACTTGCGAGCGATGGCATCATTGGCTTCCTTGAGCTTCGCTTCGAGAATGGTTCTGGCAGCGGGGTCTTTGACGTCGTCGAGTGAGATCTTGACGGCGGGTTCAGACTGAGGCGCTGCGGGCTTAGCTTCGGCGGCACGCTTAATGATGTCGTTGGCGGTAATGGGCTGGTTAGTAGGAGTGGGGGCTTCTACTTTCGATCCTTCAGGAGCGGGGGCTGCCTGTGTTGGAGCTTTGGGGTCCATGTGATTCTCCGGTTACGGCGTTGGGGTAAAGCTGGTTTTAACTAACTTGTCGAGGGTGGACTTCAACTCCCTGCTTGTTTCCGGCTTACTTCCAGAAGTCTTGAGGAAGTTGTTGAGGAAATCGAAGGATTGAGTCGTGTCGAGGAATCCCATGCCAAGTTCTAGATCAATGTAGACCCGGGCCGACCCATCAGAGTTCTTTGAGATAGCTTTGATGTAGTCGAGGTTTACTGAGATGTCCGGCCCGAGAGAGATGAACAAGTTATTTGCTAGCTTTCGTGCGAATGATGGAGGCCGAGTGAGGTTTCTTTGCCGAGAGGAACGAATCTCCAGAGCAAGAGGTATTTACTTTGGTGCGGATAACGTCCTGCGACTTGCCTTGCGGATACGAGTACGTCTGACCCTTGCCGGAAGCCGAAACCTTGTTGCGAGCTGAACTTTTGATCATATTTTCTCCTGAGTGAAGCCACCTGAGGCTGAGCCGAGCTTTTCTGCTCGTTTAGTGGCCTCATGGATGGCTTTCTTTGTGTGAAGTGCGCCCATTTTGACCATTTTGTTGACGAGTTGGCCACTGGGTTTGAATTTTCCATTCTTAGACTGATTCTTAATCTCTTTAATGACCTCGATGGCATCTTTGGACATCTCGGGCTTGGGCTTTGGCTTCTCACCGACCGTTGGATCGTATGGTTCAAGCCCCTTTTTCTTGAGATCGCCGTAGTAGTCCTTGGCCGTGTAGTAATATTTGCCGAGGGCACGGTTCATGTGCGGCTCGAACTTCGGCGCAGACTTCGAGGTTGAGCTACGACCCTTCTTCACGATGATGTAGACCACGATTAGGCTCCGAAAGGCGTCATAGTGGGCTTGGCGAAGTCGACCGGCTGGCCTTCCTTCGGCGCATCCTTCTCTTGGGCCGCTTCAAGGAGCATCTGAGTGGCTTGAATGAGTTGCGTGAGAATCTGCATCGCGGGAGTGTCGCCCATTGAGCCGATGAGTTCTGCAATTTGCCCATACACTTCCATCCGACCCCTGTGATCCTGGCCTTCAGAGGGCGGGAATGGGACTTGGGGATTGCCAGAGAGGGCGGCTTTGACGTTTTCTCCCGCTTCTCGCATGTCTTTGACCGCTACGAAGCCTTCTGATTCCTCGGGACGAATGCCACGGAACACTTCCGGGTCGCGGATGCGCAGACGGAGGAGGAGATTCTCGATGATGGGGCTGATGTTGAATGTCTTACCCTCTTGTGCGATCTTCTGAGCGACTGCCGGATTGGTCATCGCCTGAGTCATGAGGTTTAAGATCGTTGTAAGCTCCTGAATTTCCTTATCGGGGTTCTCAGGGAGCATGGAGATGACGTCGATTTCTACATCCGTGTCGGCCTGAATCTCTTCCTTCGTGGGATTCTCACTCCATTCGATGTCGAGGGAGCCGACAATACGGACCGCTTTATCGATGGGGAAGAACTGCTTGGCTAACTGATTGAGGTAATGGCACGAGTCACGTAGAAAATCCGACATGATGTCTTGGCGGAATGCGGGACGTGCGGATGAACCTTGAGCGCGCAGCTGAACACTCGTCGCGGATTCTTCACCGGAGCGGAGCGTACCCTTCTTGAGATCGCTAACGCCTGATTTCTCATCGAGGTTTGACTGCACGCGCTGATCGAGAGAGTAGAGTTCGCCAGAGGCTTGACCACCAGGGGACGCCACCACCATCTTGTCGTGAGGATTGCCTTCAAAGAGGATGATGGTTTGATCGCCAACCTTAATCTTCTCGATGTCTTCTTCATTGATGCCTGATTTATCGAGACCCACCCAAACCTTCGAGTTCTCCTGAGCGTTGCGAAGCTGGAGGTTGAAGACCATATTCTTGTGATCGGTGATGTCGCCGAAGACTTCGATGTCGGAAAGGCCAAACGTCTGATCCGGCACATCGTTGAACATTAAAACCTTTGCTGGCCAACCTTCTGCTTTGTAAGGCCACAGAGATACGCGGAGAGGTTTTTTCTGCTCCTTGCACCAGAGGATGACTTTGCCCTTGTCACCTTCGCGCGCTTCCTTCTTGGTGGGGCGCTGGAAGATTTCATAGACTCGGACGAAGCGGGAGTCGATGCTGTTTCGGAATTCTTTGTCGGCTTCATCGAGGAGCACTTTATTAGCTCCGCGAAGGAGAAGTTTATCGACGCCACCAGGATTGTTGTCCACCGATTCAATACGCTGACCAAAGCCAAACTGACCCTTAATTTCGTTCTTATCCACATCAAGCGTGTCATCTTCGATTAGGTCCTTGTAGCGAACGTCAAAGTGGCGACCGATCCAGGTGGCTTCGTCAATGTCGGCTAAGGATACTGCGGGGTCAAAGAGGAAGCGGAGAGGGCTGATGCGCTTGACGAACACCATCTCGTTCTTGATGAAGAGGGACTGTTCCTCCGTCATGCCAAATTCGCCCTTGTAGCCGTGCCAGAGGATGCCGTGCTTGAAGAGTAGAGCGTCCATCAGGACTCGCTTGGTCTCATTCTTGTAGCGAATCTCATGGAGGATGTAGTTGAGGATGGCTTCTTGAGTCTTGGCGGATTTATTCGAGTCGAGGAAGACCGTTTCCTTAAGTCCATTCTGAGGATTAGTCTTCTTCGCCATGAAGTTCTTGTTGCGAGGCTTGAGGAATACGCGCGGATTGCGGAAGAAGATGGCGGGCATCTCATACTGAATGATGGGGTAGAGCTCATTCAGGATGATGTCCCAGTCTACGGCGATATTGGGGATGTGCTTGCCGGTGTAGCGGCTGACGGCCTCGATCATCTGAGGCTTCAGGTGGTTCTCCGACAGCTTCTCAGCCATCGAGATTTCGTTCTTCAGGCGGCGCAGGTCAGAATCAGCTAGCTTCAAGGGTCTCCTATCAGTCTTGTGCCCAGTTTTTTTATGGCGGGTCTGGGAACCGTCCTCACAAAGCAAAAGAGGATGACAAGCCCAGGGGTAAGGGTCATCATCCTCTGCAGAGGGATTGCTATCGTGTGAGCTAACGTGGTGGCGATCCGCGTCAGATTGGAACTAGTTACGGTATATACTACTGTTGATTAATAGTCAATTATGTTGGTGGAAAATCATTCTACTTGATTATTTAACAAACTCAATTAGTCCTGTTAACGGCTGTGCGGACTGTAAACGGTCAGTGGGGAAAAAAAACGGCTGCTTATGCGGACAACCGAAAGGCAAAAGAAAAAACGTTAGTAATGGGTCAATCTGCAACGGCGGGCTCCAAAAGCACCGACGTGTGGGGAAACAAAGACCGGCTCAATATTCGACTCCGGCTTGAGAGATGAACTTGCCTTCTTGATTAACGAGTTGTATGTGAGCACTGAAGTTACCAGAAGGTGCTACGCAAGACGTAAAGAAGCCGTTCAACCACTTATTCGGAGCACCCTTGCCATAGTCGGGATTACGCTTACAGAAGCATGGGACGAGGTAGCCTACGTGTTGCTCGCGATCGTCAACGTCACTGTGATTACTCCACATCGCTGCTCCGTGATGGTGGCCTATGACGATAGACTTGTGGGATCGCTCGAGAGCCTGTTTGATGGGGTTGGAGCTTCCATACTGATGCCCATGCCGGAAGTAGAGCTTTCCTATCTGCAGTGTGTCATGACCGGGCTTGAATGGGTAGAGCGTTATCTTCCTCGACTTAAGGTGGAGGAGGGATTCAAGTGAGAGATCTTCCATCTGGGGGTATTTCTGTGCGAAGCCGGTCAACCAGTAGCAGTGATTTCCTTCGAGGTAGCTAAACTGCGCCTGGGGCATAGCGTTGCGGAGTTTATCCAACTGCCAGCCAAACCCTTGAGCCTCTTCCTTCAGTTTCCTCCTAATAGTGTGGAAGCCGATGTTCTTGAAGTTCGCGTCGTTCCAGTGGGAGATTATGCCGAGGTCCCAGTTGTCTCCACCGAGTACGAATTTCGTCGGCTTAAAGTCCTTCGCGAACTTGAGGAAGGAGTCGAAGGGGAGATTGTAGGGAAAGTGACTATCGTATACCGCTAAGACTCTATCTTTGATCATCAGACCGTAGCCAGAACGTCTTCTTCTTTGATGATGAGATACTCTTCGTTGTCGTAACGGACCTCAGAGCCTGAGTACTTCCCGAACATCACCGTGACACCCTTCTTAACCTCTTCACACTTGGGTCCAGCCGCAATCACCTTACCCAATTGCTGTTTCTCTTTGGCGATCTCAGGAATATATAGACCGCCCTCTGTCTTATCCTTAACCTCGATGACTTTAATCACTAACCTATCTGCTGTTGGTTTGATCACTGCTGATTGTCTCCTCTTTTGGTCCACCATTTCTTAAATGCCCGGAAGGTTCCTTTGCTCCAAGGATACCCATTCTCCTCGTGCCACTTCTTCGCTTGCCGTCTTAGTTTCTTAACCCTAGCCCCTCTCATTAATCACCCCCCAATTAAGTTTCTTCATGCATATCCCGCACGCAGGTTCAGGATAATTAACCCAAGTGTCATTTGTGTACAACACCAACTCCTGTTCACGCCCACCAAAATGTTCCCGACACAGACTAATCCAAATCCTAATCACAGGTGCATCCGTCTCCCGCACTCAGGGCAGCGTATCGACGTCAATACCTCCGGCCTTACATCCAGCCACGTATACCGGCACTGATTGCACTCAATATCCTCGACGATCCATAGAATGTCAGAGTGAGGACAGAGCTCACCTAGGAATGTCTCCACGAAGGTGTTATCAACCATCCTCACACTCCCATCCTCCATCGTCACCATCCACTGATCGTCAATCGGCTGCATTCTCATAGGAGTATCTTGACGAAGGCCATGAAGATGATGAGGAGAGAGGCTAACCACACGAAGGAGAGGGAGTGTTTCTGCTTAGGTCTCACCAGAGGGCCTTATGAGCAGTAAAGTGAGGACGCCGCCCATTAAACTTCACAGTCTTCGGGGCCTTGGCATCAATGACGAGTTGGCGAAGACGCATGAACTTGTCGTCGGGGGTTACAGCCTTCTTGACGGAGCGTGGAAATTGGAGGAGTTGGACTAGGCCCTGCTCGGCATCCACCAAGTCATCGTGCGCGCCAGAAGGGAAGCGAAGAAGTTGATGCTCGAGGTCTCCCATGCCGCGTTTGTGGAACATCACATGCTGGGTGTAGCGGGCAAGGAGCCTAGTCTCAATACGTGTAATTTTGTCCGCATCCCATACTAATTCCTTGGTGACGAGATACTTATTCCTCTTCCGCATCTCTTGCTTCAGGAACCACTGCGTCACGTTCTCGAGCATGGCCTTCTCAAAGCCTAGGGAGGGCTTCTGACCAGTAAGCTTCTCCATCTTCTCCGCCATCACGAAGAGGTGCTCACTGACATCCGTTGGCTTAAGCCCCTTGGCGCAGACATAATCATCAATGAGAATCTCGGAGCCTGGGGTGAGGTAGCCTGGCAGAATGACGCAGGAGTCCGACTCTCTCTTCTCTTTCCACGCGAGGTCGCACGCAATCGCAGGTAGGCAATCTCGCATAGACCCTCTCGAGACAACCTCCCCGTGCTCATTGAGGAGAAAGTATTCGTGACCCTCGATCTTCCAGTAGCGGAAGTCTTCCTTCTTGAACTTAGCGTTGAGGCCGGAGACTGGATCGTTCTGCATTTCCTTGGCGAAGACAGAGGGTTTCTCACGCTCCAACTTGTCCAAGTCTTCGAGGCTCCACTTCTCAGGCCAGAGAGAGAAACGCACACCCTTTCGTTCGACCCTTGCCCGATACAGCATCTTCTTGTACTCAGGATAGTGATTGCGGGAGATAAGCTTGGCGAGAAGGCAATCATCGTGGAGGACCGTACCAATGAACACGAACTGAGTCCCATCATCTCCAATAGGCGTGAGGATATCGTCGAAGTCGGCCTGCAACTGGATACGGCGCTCAGGAGACCTCACTAGCTCATCGTCTTCCATATCGTCGCCCAACACTAAGTCTGGACGGTAGGCTCCGAACTTAATACCGCGCGCCGATCCCAACTGATCCACACCCTTGCAAAGTATCTTGGTCGAGAATCCATCCCGATGCCGGATCTCACTGTCTCCCTCCGCATCCTTCACAACCTCAATGCCCGGAAACATCTCCCTCAGAATCCGGTTCTCCTGGAGCTCTTTCTTAATCGTATCGAGCGACATGGCGGCCTTCTTGAACGTGTTCCCGATGATCAGGATGAACCGCCGCTTTTTGAAGCAGATATCGTGGAAGGGTTTGACGAAGGCGAGGATAGTGGACTTAGCACTCCCACGGGGGGCAGCCACGGCCAGGTGCTGATGCTTCATGACCGCCTGCATGAGCTCCAGATGAAATCCTGGGGTCTCCCGACGAGTATGGTGCGCGAAAATGGCATGGAACCAGAAGAGGGGATTCTCCTCCAGCTTCCGGTAGATCATCTCCACATCGATTTGCGGCTTGGGAGGCTCTAGGACTGGCGTAGGAGAGAGGGGGCTATCCACATTCGAGTCCGACGCAGTAGACTCAACCTTGGCCTTAGAAACTTGTTTTTTGGGCATATTAGGGTTGGGGATTAGACAAGGTAGTGGCTAAAAAAAATATCCGCGCGTGAGAGTTGGCGTACCCCATCGACCACCCACCCCCTAGCCCCCATTTCACTTCTGCGTATCCGATCCATTAACAGGCCTGCCCGCATCAGCCTCACTATCATTATACTCTAACTCATTCAATCCATGAAGCTTATGGCTCATTGCTTCGAGCTTGGCTACGGAGTTGATTAGGAGGGATGCATTATCATTGGATAAGTGGAGGGTGACGGAGCGATTATCAATGGAGGGCGCGTCAGATATGGCACCATGGAGCTTGAGAGTGAGGTTGATCCCAGCCGCCCTAGCCGTATTATCAACAAGCTCTACGATATTGCCATCCTTGTCCAATACTTCCTTCTTTGCCGAGCGTAAACGGGCGATATCCTCCGCTATTGCCTCCGGCGGATTATAAATTGCTGAAAGTTCTTTAACACGCTCCGCCCAGGTAGGGTTTTTAAGGATTCTGGAGGCTTCAACATGGCAGGTGGAATCTTTGGCGTTCGGGTGGACTTCTTTATAGAGCTGACCCAATCTCACCTCGCCCTTGTCTTTGTAGAATGCTTTGACATATTTACGGGCAAGTTTCTCCCTGTTGGCGTTCTTCAGCGGCGGCAAAGTTGTTAACTCCTGCTAAATGGCTTATACCTTATTTGATAAATCGTCAATGGTGTTGATGGAAAACCATTTATTTGTTAGTAGAGACAATCTTAAGGTTGGGACATTTATTTCATGTTTTAGTGTTGACATTCAACGTACATCTGATATACTTTGTCCATGGAGCGAAATAAGACTATACAGGTTAGAGTGACGCCGAGAGAGAAAGAAATCATCGAGGCACAGATGCGGAAGGAGAACTTTTCTAACGTGTCAGAGTTTGCAAGGAAGGTTTTATTAGATCGGGCAACGAATTAGCTATTTTTTTGTCTGGTGGGTAATACAGAAGCGATACATAATCAATAATGGGTACAAGATGGACATTACGATTTTGATCATGATGGTGTTTATTATAGTGAGTGGTAAGTAAGGGGGTGGGTTATGAAGAAATGCTCTGACTGTGGAATGGAAAAATCTGATGTTGGACCAAAACAGATTGGTGTTGCGAATGAGCCTGATCGTAGAGGCGCAGAAACCCAAATTATGAGGTTTCTTTGCAAAGATTGCCATCAAACTAATTGGCGTAAACCAAAAACCTAAACGGAGACAAGAGACAATGACCATTACTCGATTCGATAAGCTTGATGGCGGCCTTCATTACGGGCAGTACGAGATCGTCGGCGTTCCTGGTGGCTATGGCGTGTATTACAAGCCTACTGGTGAGGTGGTCGAGCAATTCACCGATAAAGGCTCTGACTTCAAAAACCGTTCGTGGGCGCAACATCGTGCGTCAAAGCTCGAACTCTATGACTTGGATTGTGCCGTCTCCATGAAGCGCGGCTATTTCATTATTGCGGGGGCCTAACCAATGAACAACACCAAAGAGAGAGCTATGCACTTATCCTATGAGAACGTTGTCGGCCATCACGTTATCCACGATGGAACTGGCGACAGCTTCGGCGTTCAGAATAAGTGGCAAGCAGACGAGATAATCAAGCGGTTCAATTCGTATGAGGCTATGAGAGAGGCACTACAAGAGGCTTTAGAGTTTGTTAAATCTGAATGCGATGCACACGACAGCGGTGAGATCGTGCGGGGAGACTTTAGCCTACTAGAGACGCTTGAGAAAGCTCTATCCAAATAACCGATAAGGGGGACATGATGACAGATTATTTTAAGTTAGCCAAAGATATTACGAAGCCTATTGACGAAGAAGCCTTAGCAAAAGAAATGTCCGAGACTATTACTTGCGCTCTATGCAAAACGAAAGTTAATTTCTTAGAGCATAAGGTAGTCAGGATTCAGCGCGGATGGTTTAATGCAGATGATGAGAACTTGAATAACATTAAATACGAGCGGTTCTTGTGTGTACCGTGCTTTCTGAATGACGAGGACTTGTGCGGGTTCTTTAACAAAATTGGCGATAATATCCGTTAACCATTCATAAGGGGGACTACAATGCCAGCAATAATTGACTATCAGAATAACGAGGAGTTTAATTGCCTTTATAGTGACTGCAAGCTCCTGTTTAATCTGATTGACCAAAAGAAACGAGGATTTATTGAGCCAATTGATTTTATTAGGCCCGGTCTTTTGTCCGGTCAATCGTTGGAGAGCGTATTGCGTGAGACGTTAAAGAGCATAACAAATCACTTGGACAACTTTGAAAAACAAGACGTTATTCTATATTGAGGACTCCCCTAAATGACCTCTAACACGTGGTATTTAATCGCTAATTTCATAGGTTGTTTCTCGCTAGCTTATGGGATTCTCGGCCTTGACGCTGATATAAAGCAGTTTTGGGCGTTGGTGTTCGGATTGTGGATTCTAATCGCTCGCATTCAAGATCGGGGATTATTGGGATGACCTCTAAACAGGGTATGGGTGGGGACTTTATGAGTGATAAGACAGAGAAAGTATTGTACGAAGCCCTTGTTGATTTAGTCATTACCATTTGCCCCGATTACAATATTTCACAGGCCGAAGATTACTTTCAAAGACCATTAAACGGAGCATTATCGGCAATTAAAATGTACGAAACCAAGAGGAAGTTAGTTAAATGACAAAGGTTATAGTCAAAGGGCTTGATGTTAATGGAGAAGTGGTTCACGAGGAATACAGCTATCAATCGCCGTTTGTGCTTCACTTGCCGGACGAAGTAAAAATGATTTCTATCGTAACTATTGAGGAATCCCCCAATGACTAAACAGGGTAAGCGGGTACGGGGGACTAAGCGGAAGATTGAAATACTTGGGACTTATTTGACCTATAACGAGGGCGGCTGTTGCGATATTCTCGTTGATGGGAAGAAACAAACAATTATTACTAGCTCCCCCGGCTGGCCTGGTAGCGAGGGATTAACCGATTCCGAGAAGAAACTCATTTATAAGGCTTTGAAAAGCAAATGAAATGCTCGGTATGCGGTCAGCCCGTTGGAAATCACGTTATTGACCCAAGACTAGCGCCTAATGAGTGTATGCTGAAAGTCGAACAAGGTTCAATTGACTGGTACATACACCCTAGCCGTGTGTTTGGAATGAAGGACGCTAAGCTTGAGGATTTCTTAAAATGACCCCCTCTAATAAAGGGCGTGAGGGTGGGGACTGTAAGCATCCATTATCGACAGAGCTTGTACCTAACATCAGAGCTTTGCGGAATAACCATACCGAGCAAGAAATGATTCAGTGTATCTATTGTCGTGAAGAAGTAGTGATGAAGTCCCCCAAGACGGAGAAGCCTAAATGACCAAAGTGCTTAGAATATTTGCTCTGCCTTTTGCAATCCCAATATGTTTCTTTGCGGCAATACTAGACCCTGCTCCGTCATTGTGGTTTGTATTCAAGGATATCCTAGATGATTGGTGGCATGACTTCGGGAGGGATTCTAAATGACCAACGATAAGAAGAAGTTTACGCCGGGACCGTGGAGGGTTGTTCGTGGTGATAGTGGCAAGGCTAATGGATGGAATATTGAAAGCGTTGATGACGTTATAGCTGATTGTAGCGAATACCCTTACTATGCAATTGCACAAGAGGCTGACGCTCATCTAATCGCCGCAAGCCCATTGATGTACGAGGCCCTCAAGGCTGTTCAAAATGACATGAAACAAATCGGCACTCTTCATCCAGACACAGATTATCTGGTTACGAAAGCTCTATCCGCTGTCGAGGGTAAAAAATGACCGACGCCAAACCTCACCAACTCTACATCTACAAAGACGGAAAGCTCGTGCCGGTGGGGAGTTGTTGGTGTGAGCGCGGAGTCAATCACCTAAAGAATATTCGCCATTTGTGGAAGTAGGACAGTAAAAAGGGGAATCCAGTCATTGACACAAAGATTGAGTAAGCCCAAGCTGACAAGCACTAATGATCAATCTTAAGCACAGGTAGGCGCATTCAACATGGAGGGGTTTAGGAAACTGAACTGGAAGGTATGATTGTATTGAGAAAAGAAGTTGTGAGGGAGTATTTGAAAGCAACTCGACGAAATCAGAACTGGTTGGCAGAGGAAATGGGGTATACGAAGGGGTATGTCAGCCAAGTGATGAATGATGGGTGCAAGATTTCGGCGGGGTTTATTGAGTCAATGCTTCTGGTAACACATATCCCATTCGATGTCCTATTCTACTATGATGGGCGGCCGGACACGCGAGAATACTATGGCGAGGTATTCGTCCTTGATGGGGAAACGATGAATAAGCGTAAATTCTTCGAGGATCTTCGTAGTACGCCTAGAGCGGCTAAAAAAGATTGGGAAAGAGTCAATTAAAGCTTGACAAATAGGTTTTCTGGGTGTATGGTTTCGAGCAAGCTTCACTTAAAGTTGTTAATCGGCGCAGAGAAAATGAATAAATCAACCAAATTTGTAGGTCAAGTCGAATCCCTCCTGGTGGGCAGATCCTGGGCGTCCCGTCCAACTCTGCGCCGAAACCACCTTGAGGGGCTGTTTAACCGCGCTTATGGGCGTGGGGTTCTTTCGAAACTAGGGGCTTACGTTGCGCCTAGTTTGAATGTCTAATGTCGCATAACAATCAACATTATTCTCATTCAAACTAGTTTAATACCCGCGTAACGTCGCATAAGATACATTAATCGAATCAAACGTTAGATTTTAATAGAGTCTAACTCCCTAGTTTAGTAACCCCTCCGCCCATAAGCATAAACCGATGAGGTTGTGCTATGGGTCTATCTACGCAAGCAAAAGTAAGCGCCCTTATTCTTGGGCTGTGCATGGCTGGTTGTGCAGACTTGGCTTGGGCTGGCGTTAAACCCTCCGTAGTCACTAATCCCTCAAAAGAAGTTTGGAAAATCACAGCTTATTGCGCGTGCCGTAAGTGCTGTGGGAAGTCAGATGCCATCACGGCGTCTGGTAGGAAGGCTCGTCCTAATCATACCGTCGCGCTGAACTGGCTCCCATTTGGCACCAGAGTCCTTATAAACGGCGTTCCCTATGTGGTTGAGGATAGGGGTGCTGAGAGTCACTTTGGCACCTATTACCACCGCAAAGGGGCCAAGAAGATGATTAAGCATATCGATATCTATATGAATAGTCATCAAGCGGCGCGGAACTTTGGCATCAAGTGGTTGCCTGTGGAGGTGGTCCGATGAAGCCCGATGGTTGCTATTGTCCGATGCTACTTAAGCCGGGTGCTGTCTGCATCTACTGCCAACTGGAACAGAATGCGAGGGTGCTATGACCGACAATAACTCAATCTACGTTCGCCTTTGTGTGGCTAGAGCATCTAGAAGGATCACGCAGGAAGGCTTTGCCCGCGCCATTGCGCTGTGGAATCGGAACCTGTGGAGAGAGGTCAGGCTGTGAACATACCGGATCATGATTGGCAGTTAGAAGCCCCCTACCAGCGGATGTGTGATGAGGCTGAGAAGTTTGAGCATTGGTTAGAACGCTTTGAGGATGAATTGCGCGACACTTTCGGGGAAGGAATGGATGAGAATGAATTGGAGCACTATCGGGAAGAGGACTTTGTCGACTGGGCTTGGCAGAAGTTTGTGAGGGAAACGGGCCTATAAGAGACAACTGTGTCGAAATTGAATGGGCGTTACCTTGCGTCCGAACTCGTCAAGGCTGATTTAAAGGGGTCCGCGCCGCTCATTATGGACATCTTGTTTGAGAGAGACAATACGGTTCTCCTTGGTAAAGAAAAAGCTGGGAAAAGTATTTTTGCAATGCAGATGGCGTGTGCATTGAGTGTCGGTGGGAAGTTTCTAGGGGCTTATGACGTTCCTAAGGCGGTCGATGTGGTCTATATCCAGGCAGAGGGTAAGTTGGCCAATACGCAGAGTAATTTGCTGAATATGACAAAGGTAATTGATGCGGATCTGGATAGGATTCTTTGGCTCTACTATCCCAGCATCCCCTTCGATACGCCGACAGGCTATGACGAGATTATTACTCAGATTGCCAGTTGGAGGAGACCGGAGGTGATTATTCTTGATCCACTCTACATGGCTATGAGTGGGGACCTAAAGGATGACGTTACCAGTCGGAAGATGATTGAGAATCTGAGGAAGCTAGCAGATGCGTTTGAGGCCACGACGGTGCTAGTTCATCATGCGCATAGACAGGTGAGGGATCAGAAGGGCCATGACATTAATGAGGGGGATAACGCGATATTCGGGAGCTTTGTCTGGAAAGCCTATCCCGATCATGTCCTGATGATCGAGAAGGTCCAGGGCCATAAGAACTATAGGCGGCTTTCCTGCAATACGCAGCGGATGGGGAATATTGTCGAGAGTTTGGATTTGGTCCTGATTGAGCCGACCCCCCTCTACTTTGAGAAGAAGCCTGAAAACCACCGCCCCATCGATGATTTGGTTCTGGCCAATATCTCCCAGGATGGCACTAGTATTGACCAGTTGAAGTCACGGATTGACCGCAACTATGACACCGTTCAAGCCGCCTGTCGGAGACTTCAGACCTTGGGGAAGATTGTTAGGGTCAACCCGAACAAGTATCCAGTGATCTACGCCCTCGAAAAAAGGGGCGTGAATTGAGAAGTTCGGTCGTGCTTTTCAAATACTAATAATATACAGGTCTTTACCGAACTTTATCCACAGGCAAAAAGTTATCCACAGGGTGAAGAAAAAGGGGGGTCTAAATCGATGCTTAAATTGAGGTCAAAAGAGGATGAGGTTTTGGTGCAGATAGCGGGGCTGATTGGGTACTTGGAGGAGAAGAGGGAAAGGATTGAGCGGGGGGAAGCCGGCCCTAATGAGGTGGCCGAGCTGACAAAGAAGGTGGAGGGGGCGTGGCAGGTACTGTGTCGGCGGGCTAAGGAGAGGGGTTAATGGACATTCAGAGACTCGATAAGCTTCAGGAGATGGCCCAGGCATGGATTGTGGCCTGTGGGGCTCCTCAGTGGCTTAAAACACAATTACAGGGGTATACGGCGAAGGCAAGCTTCCTGTTTGATGTGGGGAGGTTGGTGCAAGAGGAACACATTATCGATGAGAGGGCCGTTGAGATAGTGCTAGAGAAGGCGGCGAGGGAGATGTGGCTGGAGCATCACGAGTGAGTATGGCGATTGTGCAGTCGTATGAGTGCTCGAGGTGTGGGGAGTTTTACCAGTTTAAGGCGCATATCCCGCTTGGGAAGGTCGCGGAGAGGGAGCTTGTGCTGTGGGAGGCAGATGTTGCAGGTCATAGGGCGGGGTGCATTGGGGGTTCAATCTGGGGAGGGGCTTATGGTGGATAGAGCACGGATGGTGGCGGTGGTGAGGTTGGCGATTATTAAGCATGTGCGGGATCACTATATGGTGAGTTCGGCTGATTTGGCTAGGGATGTGGTTGAGGCGATTGAGAGGGAGGAGATTGAGGAGTTTGAGAGGGAGCACCTTAAGTCGCTTGAGACGGCTTATGGGGAGAAGTATGGGGAGTTGCCGTTCTAATGGAGCCAATTAGAGTCACGGAGCCACTCAATTACTTTCTCGAGCCTTGGAAACTGGATTGGTATTGCCGAGTAGGTAAGAGAGAGGCTAATAGGATCTGTAAGGAAGCTCAACTAATCGGAACCGCTGTCGATGGAATCATCAAGAACGGTAAGGGTGAGGTACCGAAGAAGTACAAGGTGGAGGTTGAGAATTGCCTGAAGGCTTACAGGGCTTGGAAGGAAGTTTATCAGCCGAAGGAGATTGTGCCGGGAACGAGATTATTTGCCACGATTGATGGGATTGACATTACGGGTGAGCCGGACCTCTTTGTGGATGGGGTGCTGGTGGATATTAAGTGCTCGAAGAAGATTTCGCTGACGTATTGGATTCAGGTGTGTGTGTATCGCTACTTAATTAATCAGCCATCTCTGAATCCCAAAGTAGCTATTCTCCGCCTCGACAAAATTACTGGAAGCTATGAGTACGTCCAAAAAGATTACGATCCGAGTTTGGTTGATATGTGGGTCTCGATGATGAAGCTGATGTTGTATCTAAAAGGAGAAGAAGCTGATGACGACTGTAGCTGAAATGGACTTTAAGAAGACGACGGGCAAGAAGAATTGGAGGAAGCAGAGCTTTTTGATTCTGGGCGCGCCGAAGATTGGGAAGAGTGAGTTGTTTGCGCAGGATAGCTCCATTTTCCTCGACATTGAGGGTGGATTGAATCTACTCGACGTTGTGAAGTTCCCCAAGGATCGCCCATTTCTCGACTGGGATGAGCTTGAGCAGACCGTGGATTCACTGGTGGCTATGCGGCACAAGGGTACATTTCCGTCACAGATCGACACCATCGTGATTGATACAGCCACCCGTCTTGTCAACTTAGCTACGGCGAAAGTGTTAGAGCTTCTGAACAATAAGTTCCCGAATAAGAATTGGGAAGCGTTGGAGGAAGTTACGATTGGGGGAGACAAAGGTAATCCTGGCTGGGCGATGAGAACTAACCTCGTGGACAATTTGCTGAATAAGATCAAGCAGCTTAATTGCGCCATGGTGGTGATTGGGCATATCGACAATAAGAAGTCTAAGAATGAGATGGGGGTAGAAGTTGAGAAGCAGACAATTAGTATTGGAGGGAACCTCGGAAAAGCATTTTGTAACAACTCCGATCACATCCTTCACTTCATGTCCAAAGTCAATGCTGAAGGAATTATCACGAGAACAGTTAGAACTCTTGGTACAGCTACTTTGGAGGCCGGAAGCAGGGGCTTGGTTGTCCCTGATCGTTGGGAACTCGTCAATCCTAAAAGTCGGAAAGCCGAAGACCTCGCTGAAGCGGCCAAGGCGAACTACGACAAGTTGAAAAGTTTTTTTGCTGAGTGAGTGTCAACTAACAAGGAGGTAAGTGTATGTCGATTGTAAATGCGTTGAAGGATGCGGGGTTTAAGGCAGAAGTGAGCACGGCTGGGGATAAGCCGATTCTGGAGGGGGTCTATCGCTGCATGTTCGTGGACTATAAGAATGATCAGGAGGCTAAGTTCGGCCCTCAGATTATGGCGGCGTTCAAGGTTGTGGAGACGATGGCTGGACGGGATTCGCGCTCGACGTTCCCGGAGTTTAAGGGTTACTTCAAGACGGATGAGAAGAATGCGGCCAGTAAGCGGAATGGGGTGGCGAAGCTGATCAATGGATTCTTCTCGGTCGGCGTGAAGGTTGATACCTCTTCGGATGAGGCGTTCCTCGAGTCATTGGCGGCGCAAAAGGGTTCGGCGGAGGTTTATATCAAAGGCTATGCCAAGCAGCCCATGAAGAATCTTGGAACGGAGGCTGAGCCCAACTGGGTTGATGATGAAACAAAGGCTCCGAAGCAGGATTTCACCTTCATGACCAAGGCGAATGCGGAAAAGGAAGCGAAGAAGCTTCAGAAGAAGGCGGGTCATCCTCTATGAGCATTCAAATGAGAGTAGTGGGAAAGCCATCAAAGTATCGAACTGTTGCGGAGGCGGTAAAAGCTCTGCGCAGAAATCAGGCTCTGGAAGTTTCAAACGGTTCGGATCCTCAGATTATCGATTCAGGGGTTCGCTCCGCTGTGAAGAAAATCTACGAGGGCCGGATTCACTCGATGAGAGAGGGTAGTAAGGTTATTTTTTGGAAGGAATAATTTAGCGGCGGGTTGCTTTCCTTTGACCAGGGGGCTTAGCTCCCCCGCTAACGCAAGACGTCAAGCGATGTAAAGACGTGGCAGCCGGAGAGACGGCATCACTTTAACCTTAGCTGGGGAGCTTGGGGGAAAGTGAATGAAGATTCTAGTTGATACAAGAGAGCAATTACCGTTGATCTTTGACATAGAGACAGAAGTAAGAAAGTTAGATGTCGGCGATTACATGGCTGAGATTGATGGGAAGGTTGTGCCGATTTCGTTTGAGAGGAAGGGGCTTGGGGATCTATTTGGCACGATGACATCCGGCTATGACAGATTTAAGGCGGAGATGAAGAGGGCGGCGGACTCAAAAGTCAAGTTGATTCTAGTTATTGAAAACAGTATGGCAGATGTTCTTGAAGGCTACTCTCACTCGCAGTTTGAGGGGAAGTCGATGCTGATGAAATTGGCGATGCTCCATGTGAAATATGACCTTGAGTATCACTTCTTCAATAATCGGCAGGAGATGGCGAGGTTCATATTCGAGACGTTTGATGCGGTGGGTCGTTATTGGAAGAAGGAAGCCCGCCAAGTTGCCTAAAGGTCGACCGTGGAAGACTGAGGAAGAGAAGGTCGAGGCAAAGAGGAAGCGGCTGGAATACTCGAAGCTTTACAACAGAGAGTATCAGAAGAAGTATCGGGCAGAGTTGGCGCAGAGGGAGAAAGAGGCGCATTGTCGGAGATATTTGGAGTCAGTGGCTACGCCAGAGGAGAAAAAGATTGTGGGGAAGACTGAAGTGAGGCCGAAGTTTATTAATCCGGGGTTCCTGCGTCGTGGACATTAAAAGAGTGTGGAAGAGGTTTTGGAGATGGGCGGCGATTAGGACAGGGGTGTATCCAAAGTCAATACTCTCGAGATGGTTGAGAATGGCAATTAGAAGATGCTTCAGGAATTATTCTCAGGACATTTTGGATTGTGCTTATGAACCGCTCCCTTTTCTGGTTGCATTAGAAAAAAGGAAACTTCGTGGAGATAAATAAGGATCGTTGGTATGCGCTGTGTGATAGGCATGTGGATGTCTCAAATGGGCATGGCGGGGTGATCCAGGCGCACAAGGATGGGGAGCGGTGTGATTTTGTGAGTAGGCATGGGCGGTGTAAGGGTGTGGCGACTTGGGAGTTTTTTACTGGGAAGGAGTTGAATTGATACAGCGCATTCATCTGGCTCTAAACGTTCTATTTGGTTTCTATCATGCGGTGCCAAAAAGGTCTGAAGGATTGTTGAAAGATTTGCCAAGGCAGAAGAGAGCGATTTGGGTGCTTCATGCGTCTGGGGCTTTTACATTCTCCGAGATGGAAGGATTAAGTATCAAGCTTGAAGAGAGACAAATTAGACGTATTTACAAACAGGTGGTTGAAGCATTGGGGGCTGCATGAGCGTAGTAGAAATTATCGAAGGGGTAGCTAATAAGCTGTATTCACAGGGTTATCTAATTACCGAAATGCATTTGCCATGGCAGTGGGCAAAGGATTTAACAGCCACGAATATGAGTGCATTGTCCGATAAATTTGCTGGAACGCCCTTTAAAACAATTAAGCTTGTTGATTCAAACGATGTTGTTTTTAAGACTGTTCCGATAAATCAATCTTTGTGAAGATGTGACAGGAGTGGATATCAATATGAAGAGTTTGTGCCGGTGGTGCGGTTTCAGTTGGTCCTGTAAGTGTGAGAAGGGTTAAAGGAGGAGGGGATATGAGAGAAGTAAATGAATGGTTGGTTGGATGCATCAGTATCGTCATTATTCTTGTGACGTTAATAGTTTGCGTTACGTTTTACTACTACAACATCGAAAAAAGGTTTATTGAGGGTGGTTACAGTCAGGCGCTTAGTGGGTCTGGGCATTACTGGGTCAAGGTTGAACACCCCCACCTCCTCGAGAGCTTGGAGGGAGCGAAATGAACGAACCAGCGTTTCCTACTCATTATACAGAGATGGCTGGGATGTCCCTCCGTGACTACTTCGCGGCGAAGGCTATGGCGGCTTTAATCATATGTGCTGATCAAGATAATCCTCAGAGTGCTTTTGCAAACAATAAAAACTGCGCTAAGTGGGCTTATGAATATGCCGACGCGATGCTTGATGCCAGGAAAAAGGAGGGGAAATGAAGAACCTATTAAAGCGCCTTAAACAAAATGAAGTTGTAAATAGAGTGAGTCAGCCAAAGTTCAAGGTTGGCGACAAGGTGTTTCTTCGAGCAACTATTACAAGAGTTATAACCGATGGAAAGAAACATGAATATAGCTTAGAAATGGCTAAACACTTTATTCCGTCTTATGAAAAATTCGATGAGGGTTGCTTGGAGTACGCTCAATGACATCCCTCAAAGACCCCAAAGCTCGGATGGAGGAGATACTTCTGAACTGCACTATTGGCGGTGAAAGCGTAGATAACACCCGCCTCGCCCTGATCGACCTCATGGAATCGCTTGTGGTGGCTGAGTGTAAGGGTTGTGGTTATAGCTACCATACGCCCCATATGTGCGACGGCTGGAACGACGCAAGACAAACAATGCTCGACAACATAGGAAAATTGAAATGAAACTCATCGCCATAGCCCTCCTAATTCTAGTTAACGGTATGAATTTTACGGTTAACGACAAGCCCCACTTTTGGCTCGGGTTCGTTGTAAGGTGTGCTTGCGTTGCGGGAATAGTGGGGCTGATTAAATGACCACCAACTACTCCGAAAATAAAGCTCGAGAGATAGTCGAAGCAATCAACAACGTAATCATGTACGACTCATCATATCTAGATAAACAAGAAAAGCGGCAAATGACAGAGTTAATTGCTAAAGAGCTTCTCGACGCCTATAAATCGGGCCTAGAAATTGCGGCGGGGATTGCTGATGAGTTCGCCTTGTTACATGAGGCTAGGAATACTGCTGAGGCAATCTCTAAAGCCATCAAAGCCAAGATTCAGGAGATGGAATGACCCCCTCAAAGTCCAATGAGATAGCGAGAGAGCTAACGGAAAAGGTAATCAAATCTTTTCAACAGCAGGGAGGCGTAAATAAGTTTGTTGTCCGTCATGCCGACAAAGCCCTCACCCAAGCTAGACGAGAGGGAATGGAGGCGTTGCTGCAGAAGGTTGAAGCATTAGACCCTCTTTACGCTCCTGGTCGTTGGGAAGATGGGTCGTATGAAGAAATAGCCGAGGATATTCATAGATACATCGTGAAAAGCGTTCGCACTCAAATACAAACCGAAGGGGGACTAAGTGACAACGCCGTTTGATATTGTTCGTTGTGAAAAATGTGAGGCTCAAAATTACGCCGGACATTCTCACTGTTTTGCCTGTGGGGAGCCTTCGGAGTGGAAGAAGAAGCTGTCCGAAAAGTCCCCTATACAAGCCGAAGAGGATGGGAGGGGGAAGAAATGAGAGTTATAGACGAAATTAAGGCTGGCAAGAGAAAGCTCGTATTCGGTGATCCTGAAATTGTTTCTGCCGTCCGTAGCTTTGAGCGTGATCTAGAGCGTGAAGCCGAAGAAGCAAAGATGGACACTTACGAAGTCACCCTGTCCGTTAGCGGTTCATTCACGGTAAAGGTAAAAGCCCACGACAAAGAAGAAGCTGAAGAGTTTGCTAAGGATGAATTTACCTCGTCCGATATGGAAATTGATGATGTGAATGTTGAATCTTGCGAGGTTGTCGATGATGAGGAATAAGTCCCCCAAATCCCCATCCAAATCTAATGGGGAGGGGTCTTGAAGCAACTGTCGGATTATCTCTACTACGAAGAAGAAAACCCATCCCTAAAGATTTACATGGGAGATTGCTTGGAGATTATGCCGTTACTCGATCAGGTCGACCTCGTTGTTATGGACCCGCCTTATGGGATGAGCTTTCAAAGCAATTTTAGAGAGGACAAGCACGAAAAAATCCACGGTGACGACAAGCTCCCTATCGAAACAATCAAATTAGCTTTGGCTATGGCTAACAGGGGGGGGTATGTGTTCTGCCGTTGGGATAACTTGATCGAGTTTCCTAAGCCTAAAAGCGTAATTGCCTGGGTGAAGAATAATTGGTCAATGGGCGATTTGAAACATGAACACGGCAGACAATGGGAATCTTGTTTATTTTATCCGAAGGTAGATCACGAATTTCTAGAGCGAATCCCTGACGTTATAACCGCCGATAGAACTGGTAACGATTACCACCCGACACAAAAACCTGTGAACCTTATGCGTCGAATTATCGAATGTAACGTCGGCCAAGTTGTTCTCGATCCGTTCATGGGAAGCGGCACAACCCTTTTGGCTTGCAAAGAAATCGGGCGTACAGGAATCGGAATCGAAATCAATCCCAAATACTGCGAGATAGCCAAGAAACGGTTACAGAATACGCAAAGGATGATGCTGTGAACTTTCCAGCTACCGACCGCATAGCTATTAGAGGACACGCTGGAAACCCGGAAGTCTAGGCTATGCGGAAAATAAGTTGCAGTCCATATCGACAGGTATGGTCGGGGATAGCGACAGCGTATATACGTTGAGCCATGAACGCGGATGCCCTGTAAAACAATGCGTGACAGCCTGAGAGAAGGCCCAATTTTCCACAAGCAACATCAACGATGAGAGGGGGAGTTATGAAGGTAGAGATAATGAACGTAGCAGAGGTTAATGCAGAAACACAGGAGCAGTTATTACAGTTCGCTAAATTCAACAAGGAACAGGCTGGTGTCTATGGGGTGCTCTGTCCAACTAAATCAACGCTAACGGCAGAACAGATAGCGGCTGACGTTGATATTCCTGAACGTGTTAAAGAAATCGTCGAAATGACCAAAGACCGTTTCTATAAGTTCGAGGTTTGGGAAAGCGACCTGTACGAAGTCAAAGATCCAATACTTATTGGTCGAGAGAAATCCAAAGAAAAAGACCAACAATACGATTGGTATGACAAGCATTTCTTACTCGCTCGTTGGGGTGAGGAGCTTGATTCATTCTCTAATCTGAAAAAGAAGGCTATTGAAGTGCTGACTAAGAAAACGAAAATTGCTCTCATTCGATCTAAGGCCAGCATCGACAGCTATCTAACGGACGTTCAGTTATTCGTTGAGAACGGTATTAGTAAGGGAGATATTTCAATCCCATCATTTAATCCTGGTTGTTTGGAATAGTCCCCTCCCAATGACCCCAACGATTAAGCCGAGCACAAGAATAATGGAGATTTATCAGGCTGAGTTGAAACGGAAGATTGGCGAAGGAAACATAATTGATTTTCCTTCCATGAGTGCAATTACCTACTCCGATTCCATTGTCCAATTCTTAGACGAGGAAGCCGCCAAGTCCCAGAAAGGAGAGGGGAAATGAAAGGTTACTGGAAATGCGCCTATTGTGGGTTGCAACTCAGTTTTAAAGAGGTTTGCCAAGCCGAAGGCCATTACTGCGAGATTAAAGATGAAGAATAAATGGAAGCCAAAAAAAGGTGAGGCATTTTACGAATTAGAAGTCAGCTCGGCATTCATAGGTGTAAACAAAGATTATTGGCATTATACGGATTGTGAGGCTAAAAATACTTTCCGCACCAAGAAAGAAGCCCAAACCGCCGCTAAGAAGATTAAGGAGATATTGAGAGGATGACCGAATTAACAGCTCGAATAATGTTTTTTGCTATCGGTGTATTTTGTAGCTGCATAGGAGCTTTTCTAATGCTTTCTGCCTTGATGGGGGAGTGAGGTAGGAAATGAAAAAGAAAGCCTTCAACCAGCTCCTAAGATCCATTGATGAGGCGAGGGAAATGAAGAAAAAGGAGAATAAGCTCCGAACCATGAAAGAAAGCCAAGATATCCTCATGACTAAAACTTTAAATGACTGGATGATCTTAAGGGATGCCATTGCGTCGTGCGGGATTGAGGGGATTCGTTCAGAGAGGTTGAATAGTTACGTTGATCGCTGGTTTGGGAGAGGTGAAAGATTGAATCGTAAGGAGCTTGATTGGTTGAGCAGATTTATGGATGGGACGCTAAATGAGTAACGACTTTATTGTAGGCAGTAAGAACGATCCGTTTCCGAAGATGGATAAGAATGAGCATATCATTGAACAGCTCGCTAGGTACAAAACCGCTCTTTTCTTAGAACAGACACGCTCTCAATCGCAAATGGAGGACGATGCTAAGAAGATAGCCTATCTTACCGCGCTCCTTAAGCAGGCTGAAGAGGCGTTGGAGCCTTTCGCCGGTCAATGGCCCGATCATTTTGACAAATCTGGTGACGATATCTGCTGTGAATGTGGTGTTTTGTTTCCATGTAAGGTTATCAAAGCCAAAGATACAGTTGCCAACATACGGAAGGAGCTTGGTCGTGAGTGAACTACATTGTTTTGGGTGCTATAACCAAGCGGCACTTAGCCTATCCGATTGTGATTGTGGTTGTCACAAACAGAGAGAAGAGCTAGTCAAATCAATCAAAGGCAAATACTCCGGTCTTAAGGACCAAGCGGGTGAATCTGTTATAAAATGCGGTCATCCTGACAGAGCAATGGATTCTCTCTACACCTGCGCTGATTGTTTCAATGAGAAGGACAAAGAGATCGCCCGTCTTAAATCCGACATATCTATCGAACGTCAGATTCTAGCAGAACGTACCTCGGAACTGGCTGAGGCTGTGATGAAGAGAGAGGAGCTTGAAGCGGAATTGAAGGAGGCTCGGGAAGAAATCGCAATCCTAAAGCACAACCTTACTCAATGTCACGGAATTATTGAGGATGCGAAGGCCGCGCTTAAGGCAGCGAGGGAACAAATATCCACGCTTGTTAAAGAAATCAACGAATGCCCAGGACATCAGAGGCTTTTGGCTTTGATGGAAGAGATTGAAACGCTTAAGTACCTACAAGACATCTCCAAAAAGCAGTATGAGAAGGTTCTGGTCGAGATTGAGAGGAAGGACGCAATCATCAAAGCCGCACAATCATGGTACTTTTCTGCCATCCGTTATGGAAACAACAACTGCCCGGAGTTATTCGAAGCGATTAGGGTATACCAAGCCCTTTCACGGAATGGGGAGGAGAAGGAAATAGGCTTCGGCGGTTACTGCGTGACTTGCGATGTTTACCGATCCACTGATCCGAAAGACTGCGAACATCCATCACATAAGAAGTCCCCCAATAAAACCGATAAGGAGTAGAGAAATGAGCCGGATCTTCAAATGTAATCATTGCGGAGTCATCATCGATCCGAAGACTACGCCGTACTATGAAATCAATGAAGTCACTCACCATGCCAAAGAAGGTCAGAGCTACCGTCTAGTTATTGAAGGGAAGGATAAGGAAGAGACTGTTGAACGCACCGAATCATGGGCGCAGTGGATGGATCTAGACTTTTGTGTGCCTTGCTTTGAACATACGGGGCTTGCGAGGTATATCAAGAATGAATCCTAGAATCGAACGATATCAGGCTGAGTGATGGGAGAGAAAAGTAGAGGTAACTTTATGATTCCTATGTGTCTTGAGAGCTGTAAGTGTAGGGGGTGTCAGGAGACTAGGCGGAGAAAGAGGAGGGGTAATGTGATCGCTCGACGGGCCATAGCAAAAACGGCGGGTGAGACCACGAAACGGAGGGAGTGAAAGCGACGGGGGTAAAGAAGTTAGTAGGGAGTGAAGTGCAGTGGCTGGGAGCAACAACGGGCCGGTTTGCACACTCAACGGGATTTGTGGGGAAATGCCCGTTTTTGCCGCACCACGTTTTTTAGGCCACACCACCGCTTTGGCTTGTAAAGTTCTTTCCTTACTAACTGTTTTGTCTTTTGTACTTTCTTTTGGTTTTGCTTTTGCTTTTTCTTTGGATTTTAAACAGGAGGAACGATGAACGACGCAGTGAACGCACCATCTCATTACCGCCAAGGCGAGGTGGAATGTATTCAGGCTATCAAATCGGCGTTGGGTGATGAGGGGTTTGAGGCTTATTGTGTTGGGGCCTGCATCAAGTATTTATGGCGTTATAGGCACAAGGGCAAGCCATTAGAGGACGTTCGGAAGGCGAGTTATTATCTTGACAGGGTAGTAGAGTTGTTGGAATCTAGGGGTGTCAATGAGGGGTGTTCGGATAACTAGGAGTTTTGATGATTATCGGAAATGATTATTGGTACTGTGGAAAGAACAGGAAGGTAAAGAGGTTTAAGAAATCTGTTGAGGATCGATTTTTTGATAAGGTATACAAGACTCGTACGTGTTGGGAGTGGACTGGTTCAAAGAATCCAGAAGGATATGGGAATTTTCTTATAGGAAATAGGATTCAGTCTTCTCATAGATCGTCTTACCAGCTATTCAATGGTAATATTGGTAACGGCCAGTGCGTTTTGCATAAATGCGATAATCCGTCTTGTGTTAATCCGAAGCACTTATTTTTGGGAACAAAGCAAGATAATGCAAATGATGCAATAGCTAAGGGCCGAACGAAACTATTTCAGAGTAATTGGGGTGAGAAGAATCCTGCAGCTAGGCTGACTGCTAAACAAGTAATAGCGATCAGAAAAGAGTTTAAGCCGAAGATTGTAACCCGTTATATGCTAGCTGATAAATATGGTGTTAGCTGGCAAACAATCAGTGATATTTTGTATGGTGGTAGCTGGGCTAAAATAAAATAGGAGACAATGTGGAGACAATTTGGAATGGAGCTTTAACTGGGATCGGCTTCTTAATAGGCGTGGTAGTTCTTATGTTTGTTATTTCAGTAATTAGCTCTTGGTTTAGTTAACGCGTTTTCTTAGCTGAACCAGCCAGAAACTTAAGCAATTCAGATTTGGCTCTAAGGTCGGCTACCTTCTGAGTTGTTTTCGCAAGCTTGGACTGGCCCGCAAGTCCGATATATTCCTTTGTCAGGAACCTAAGTGTGGTGTACTTAGGTGACCATCCGAAAACAGCCGAGATTTTTTCTGGAAGCGTGTTAGGGATTTCCTTAACAGCTTTAGCCTGTTGCTTGGCCGCTAACTCAGTAGCATCAACCATACCTTCGTATTTAGAGTTGATCTTATCGACAACTGCTGCTTTTTCTCTAGGAAGCGCCTTAAGAATCGCTTTTCTGTAACCAGAGCGCAGCGCGTCGTAAGCCTGTAACTCCATCGATTCTCTTCCTGAGATTGTTCCGGCCTTCCTCTTCTCAAGTAATTGGCTAGTCAATTTCTGTAATTCTTCTTTTCGGGCTTGAGCCTTAATGATGTCTATGCTCGGATTATCGTTTAAGAATTGAGCTTCCCGACTAGCAACCTCATCAATGATCTTTAGTTGGTTAGGACTATAACGTCTAGATTTGTTCTGAATCGTTGCAAACTCTTCTAAGCTCTCAAGAACTTCGTTACCAACAGGCTTGTTAAACTCTCCAAGGATGGCATTTCTTTCTTCGAACAACTCTTTTGTGGTGTTCTTTAATGATCCGACAAGTTCATCAAAGTTTCTTGCCTTGGTGATCGATTCAGCACCACGTTTAATAGATGGCAGAGTTCTTCCGCGAGCGATTGAATCAGCTAATTCGGTAGTGGTTGGCTGAAGGATTTGGGTAGTTAGCTCTTCCGCCTGTTTCATCACTTTGCTAGACTTAGCAAGTGTTGTGGCTTGAGATTCTATCTTTGACATAGCCGTCATACCAGCTCGCTCAGCAGCTCCTGCAGCACTTTTAGCTACTTGTGGAGCGAATTTCATTCCTGCCACCGATCTAGGATCTAATGCTCCGCCAATCATCCCAGCTGTAACTGAGTTGGGGTTAACATCAAAGCGCATAGACTGACCAAACTCAATGGGAAGGTTTGGTTCATTGGGGACGCCCATTTCATTCGCAATGTTTTGACCTATTTTATTCCCGGTATCAGCCGCAGCGAGGGTGGTGTTTGATTCTAGGCCAGGGATATATTCAGATAATCCGGGGCCAGCAAAAGCTCTACCTGTCTGCTTAGCAGCTTCTTTAACGGTCTCTTTAACTGCATTCGGTTTATCTGCCTGCTTAGTCTTAGAAGAGGATTTCGAGAGCATTGCAGCCGCTTCGTCAATGTCCTTTTCGGTCGGCTCTTTGTCAAACTCAACTACCTGACCATTAACTTCGTATCTGAATGCCATTAGCTGATTTTCCTGAACGTGTTGCCGCTGGAGGTTTTTGTAACTGAAGCGTTAGTTTTATTAGGAGTAGTTGTCGTAGTAGAACCTTGCTCGTCATCGGCAATACTCAAATCACGGATCAACGCTTCTGGGTCAAGTTTATTTGCGATTGCAAGCCTAGAATACTCTTTCCTTGTTCTGCGGTACTGACTATCAGCAGATTTAAAGATTCTCTCGGCTCTATCGAGGAAGTCCGCTCGTTGTTCAGTAGCAAGTCTCTTTCCGCTTAAAATCCTGTTATAGGTTTGAGCAACTCTTTGGGGGATACCTGCAGAGTTCTGGGCAGTTGCAAATTCGCCTTCTCTAACAGTTGAACCAGGGTCTAATAGCTTCATGTATCCATATAGAACTGCAAGGTCGCCAGCGGGAGATGGATCTTGTCCGGCTGATTTAATACGACCATAAGCATCGCGCTGGACGACAAAGGGCTGAACGGCCTGTTCAAACTTCCCAAAGATTTCATTTGGGGTCAGCACGGCGTTTCGGTTCGGATTCTGCAGCTTGGCTAACTCCTCCTGAGATTTGACAGAGTCAGTTGCAAGTTTGCTTAGCTCCAGCGGAAACTTTGCCGTATCCATCTGGTTCTTATTTCGGCCCATATCATAGTCGGCAAGCTTAATGGCGTTATCGATACCCATGGGCTGAGTCCAAGGAGCCATTGGGTTATAGCCTTTCCCCTGAACAAGATCGCCAAGGGCAGAAAACGGGCCCTTCATGGTGCCCGGAATAGGGATCTGTTGCTGAGACTGCGCCAAAATGTCTTGGCTAGTTGGCGGCGGGTTAGTGTTAACACCCATCGCCTGCATTAAAGTAGACAGGATTTCATTAGGATTTTGTCCACTAGCAAGCCGTTGTTCGGTTTGCGTAGCAACATGATCTTCGATAGTTTTAGCTGATCTCTCAAAAACTCTTTCAGCGAGTGTCTGTGGTTGTTTCTTTACTGCTTGAGTTTTAGGTTCCATTATTTGCTCCACCAGCCACCATTGTTTCCGAATGTCCCGTTACCAAGTGAAGTTCCGGCCGACTGCTGCAGCGATTTGGTGAAGGGATTCATTCCCAGCGTCGTTTGTGTTCCCGTGTACCTAGTTGTTCCTAATCCGGCCAATCTCTGACCCAGCATCTGGCTCGTGGATAGCGCTGGCTGTTGAATCTGAGCCGCATGACCAACACCAAGGTTTAGCAGGTTGAGCAGGTTCCCAATGTTGAATTGGGCAGCATTTTGGCGCACATCTGCGGCTGTCCTTGCTGAAATAGAAGCGTTAACGCCGGAATCCAGAAGGCCATTAGAGCCAAATGTGGGCTGTAGGTCCTTAATCGAATCCTGAACAATACTGCCAGTAACGCCTTCGTCAATACCACCAGGCAACTTTCCTAAGTATCCAGGTAAATCTTGCCCCTGAAGCAGTTTTAATACTAAATTGCCGCCCTGTTCATTTAATTGGCGCTGAATGGGATCAAAAGCCTTCGCTTGTTCCAGCTGTAACCTATTAAGTTCCGTCTCCTCAGCCGTGGCAGTCTTCGTCTGCTGAGCATCATTTGTTACTGTAGTCTTTTCCTTACCCATTACATGTCTCCTAAGTATTTCTTAATAGCTTCTGTGCGCTTCAACACTTTTAGCGGGGCTGTTTTCTTCCTACGCGCTTCGCCCACAAAGAACTCAGCGTGAAAGTTTTGTCTAAAAAATTGACTGACGAGGTATTTGAAGATAGTGGCCTTGAAACCTCTCTCACTGGGCTTGATCCACGTTCCCGCAACATAACAAATGGGCCCACTCTGAATATCTTCTCTACTGATGTCAAATGGAAGGTGGCAGAGTATGCGTCCGAACTGCCCAAAGTCAATAAGCCAGGATTCGACGTAGCCAAGAAGCTCTCCGTCTTCGGATTGGTAGGCGAGGACACGGCCTTTGGTGAGCGCAACTTCATAGTAGGCTTTGGCTTCCGCTTCCGAGAGCTTCGTTTGATGCCAGGTTTCTTCATTGAGGTATATCCTCACCAACTCATCAACTAGCTTCATTGATCGCCGTAGAACGCCACGAAGACATGACCGCTATCTATAGGACTACCTGTCTGAGCGACTGTAGCGAACTTGCAAACGGTCGTCGTTCTCGGTGTGGTAGATTCTTTCTGAAGACACACATTTATGCAGTTTGAAGCCGCATCATACTGAGGGCTTCCAACCAAGCCATAAGTCGTGGCACTCGCGAAAGCTGTTGAGAACGTGACCGAATAGAGACCCGTACCGCTCTTTGCCACGTTTCCACTGATGCCATACGATGCTGCGGGCGTAATGGGGTTCGAGGCAGTTCCATCAAATAGCACCCATGCCTTTGGTGAAGCTGGGTGATACTGCAAACGGCCAGGAGACACATAGGTAGTTGTGCTAGTCGCTGTTTCCATCTCAGCCTGAGTCGCTGCAGCAGCCCCACCGGTGCTCCGTGCAACTTCGTACCAGTTGGTGCCGTCACTCACTAGCGTAATGGTCGCGTCAGCAGCTCCGGTAAAGTTCCCATTCAGCTTAAGATTACTGCCATCGGTCAGCGTGGCTGTAGAGTCAAATTGGAGCGTAACGATCGTGCCAGCAGTTTTCGCAGTAATGGATGTAATGGCATTGGTACCTGTAATATCGAAGAAGTTACCGTCATCGCCGAGGGTCATGGTTCCGGCAACAGAGGCAACATCGGCACCTTTAGCTGTCTTAAGAATCGCACTCGACATCGCCATGTTCTGAGCAATCGTAGCGAGGTTGAGCTTACTGGCTGCAATAGCCGCTGAGGCAGAGATGTTGACGTTGGTGATGTTACCATTGTAGTCCGAATAGAGCGTGTCGAAATTGCTGTTATGTTCGGAGGCGACGATTGTAGCCCCGGCAGAGAACGTAAAAGGTTTGACGATAGTGCTCACGAAACAATCCTCTTCTTTCCATAAACTTTCATGTGGTTTTTCTTCCAGTCTTCATCAAATTGGGGTTTGGATTTATCAGCAACGAGATTGTCGCAGTCGACTTCCCATCCACGTATAACTGACTTCATTAATTTCTCGGCATGTTTGGATGGCTTGTAATTAGCCTTGCAGGATGTGCAGACTGCTACGATCATCTTCGACCCATCATCGAGCTTGACTTGCATAGACTCAGCCTCGCCGGATAGATACGTCTGAATCTTGCCATCAATAACCGTGGTCTTTTGCATGTCTTTGTGGCAGAGAGCACAGTGGCCAAACTTGTCGTAATCAATCATATTCACCTCAGTAGGAAGATTAGGAAGGTTACGGATGAGACGGAGCATTTGAGATAGATCGTTGAGCTTGTCCACGCGGTTCCGGTGTTACTCAGTTGATAGAGACTTCCGGCCTTATCCTGCCCGAGCACAATGTAGCCGACCGGAACTGATCCAAGAGAATGAGACACGGAAAACTCGGTATTAGCGGAGGCATCAGATGTAAACTGCTGGAATTCTCCATTAATGTTCTCTCCGTCAGTGTTATCGGTCCCGGCTCCGAAGCGAATGCGTCCACTTATAGCGAGGAATAGATTGCTAAGATCCCGATCCACATCCACGACATACTTATCGGGGTTGCCGGAGTTGAAGGTTGTGGGGGAGGAGAGTTTATTAATTCTCATGGCTATACGTTGGTTTCCAGATGCGCGAATGTTCCGAATCCATCAATGCGGAAGGATTCATCCAGAGTATTGTTGGCAAACTTGAAGCGCACTACGCGTCCACGCCCAGCCAGGTCTCGTCGAGTCACTCTTCCGCCAGTACCAGAGTATGTAGCGGTTCCATAGACTCCCGTTCCATAGACAGAGGTAGATGCAGAGGTCAGGAATGTCTGGGTATACTGATCAGCCTCTTCAAAGTCATAGGAGTAGGCAAAAGTAAGCGTGGCATTCTGATTCTGATAGTAGATGTACACATTAGGCACACCCTTCTGGTCACACAAATCATCAAAGTCTATCCAGCGCGTGTAGGCATAGGCATCAATCGCGGTTGAGACGTTGAGAGGACTGTCGTTCTTGCCCGTGTCTCCTCGATAGACAAACCCAGAATAGTCTCCCCAGTAGGGCCGCTCTTCAATACCTCCGTTATAAACAATAGCCATTGCCGAGGGGGCCATGCCGTCATAGATGGAGAGGGAGTTATTGAAGGAGTCCCAGGTGATAACCTTTGTATTGGTTGTTTCTGCCGCACCAGGGAGAGCCAGCCAATAGCGATTTTTGGAATTTTGATACATGGAACAGGCTTGAGAGAATTGGGTCGCGTTGTAGCCCTGAATAGTAGAGGAAATTCGGTCCGTGATCTTGGATGAGTTCGCCCCGTCAAAGTAGTAGAGGCCATCGGACGCCATGAAGACTAGGCCGTTTTGAACCTCCTGGATGCTAAATGGGCAAATGCAGCCAACAGGGGAGCTAGACTTCTGAAAGGTGAAAGGGACGTCCGCATCCCCAGTGAAGAAGGCCAGGTGGATTGAGCGTTCTTTGAAGATTACTAGGCGATCACCAAGTGTCTTAATCCCCGTGATCGTCTGCCCATCATCACGGCTAATGTCGTTAAAATCAGTCGAGGTCCACGTTCCGATCGTGTTGATTGCAGACCAATAAACTCGGGATTTGTGGCTGGTGCCTGAGACCGTGACATTGGCGAGAAACGTGTAATTGGCAAAGATTTCGATGAATTTAGATGTGGTGAGTCCAGTTGGAACCGTCATAGTGGAGCCATTACCAGAGCCTGTCCAAAGAAATGGAACATCTACTCCATTGGTGCCAAGTAAGTTGTCACGGAATACGGCGAAGCTTGTCATGTTTCCAGCTGTAATGGTGAGACTTCCCGTAATGTCATCCCACGTGCCATCCAGGTCATCCATCTTGGCGAGCTTATTCCCGCAGGTTCCGACTAGATAGCGAGTCCCAGATGCCAACTCGAACCACTTGAGGCCGGTCCAACGAGCACTGGAGTTGAAGGCCGATGTGTTAAGAGCTGTATAGCCATTCCTCTTCCCAAACGATCCAAACTTATCAAAGTCAATATTCTGGAGATCCGAAAACTCATTGGCTTCAAGACCTAGCGGACCTGCGGTGGAGTTGAGTCCGCCATTCAGCTTCTTAAAACTAACCGGAACGCTCTTGGTAGAAAACTTAACGCCAGCCATTAGACAGTGGGTCCGTAGTTAGAGCCGATTTGTCTGTAAGAGAGGTACTTGGAGAAGTAGCTTTTTCTCTGCTGGGAGGGTCTTTGCAAGCGCTCCAACCAATCAATCTTGTCCATGTACAGTCGACGCAGAGAAGCTAATTCATCCTTGTAGAGAGCATAGAATTTATCTCCCTCGTCCTGATTCTGCTCGTACTTAAGCTTAGCGGTGGAGAGGAGGATAATCGCCTCATCGAACTCCTGGCCGAGCTCATGGATATCCACATCGTTGACTAGGCGATAGGGTTCCTTGTAATACTGGATATTGATATCTATAACAGCTGATGGGAGAGGCCAGAGCTGCGCCTTCCTATATTGTATGGAGCCCGTGGTATCACCGACAGGAAGCACCGCCACAGTCGTATTGGCTGAGTTGCAATCCACTGTTATGCGACCTGTAGAGGTAGATCCTTTAATCACTCTATCGATGGATGTGAAAGACTTCGATCCACTGACCGCAGTAGTGCCGTTAGAGGCATTGGTTGTGATGATCTCGAAGTCGGGATATCCAGAAACTGTTCCAAATACCGTAATGGGGAGTGCGGTATCAGCACTAGAAGATGAGTACACTCTCAACACGCTTGCTTGGAGAGGCTGCTCGATGACGGTGTCTTCGCCCCACATGCGGTAGCAGATAGGGGTATCAACTGTAGTATCATTGACGCTGCGGTTACGGAAGTCCTGGTCCGTCACGAAGTCCATCTTGTAGGGATAGCCGTACGCGCGGTGCCACATGAAGACTTTGTGAGAAGCCTGGATGGGTAAGTTGTACTCTTCTGTCGGGAGGATAGAGTAGGTCTCAGTGGTGGAAGTAGTGCCGTTGTAGTTCTGGTCAATCGTCAGCGTCGTCTCACCCGTGATCGTTCGGATAGTGTAGTAGGTAGATGAGCCGCCGAACTTGATCTTGCGTCCAATCTTGATGTTATCGGTGAGGAAGGTTGCTCCAGTGACTGTGACGCTCTTCGATCCATTAGTGACAGATACTGCGCCGCTCCCAGTCGTATAGGAAGTTTCCGTCGTGAAGTAGGCGCTACGGCGAAGCTGTCTCCAGTTGGCCTCTCGAGCCAGACGAAAGAGACTCATATTGATCGTATTCTTGACAGCGGTAGTGAACGTAGTCCCGGCTTGATCCCGGGTGGCCCTACGCTTCACCTCATCTTGTAAATCTGCAAATGTCAGCATTGCTACCTCTTGGTGCTAGTTTGTAATCTTGCTTGACGGAAGTAGACACGCCAAAAGTGTTCGGGATATAGAATTCCGACGATGATACGTTTAATCTTTCTTTTAAGACTCACGCTATTTCCAGTTGAACAGATTGAGGAGAGAGTAGGTATTTCCAGACTTATCCTCATTCTTCGTCGCAATGATGCCTTGATTGGTTCCAACGGTTTGGGTTGGGGTGATCTTCTTAAACCTCGATGCAACCGTCGTAACCACACAGAAAGCAATAAGTCCGATGATGAACATGCAAAACATCAACACAACTGCCTTTCCATAGTTCTTCCCATTAAAAAAACCACTAAAGAACTTTCGCCAGTTCCAATTCTCTGAGTCTGACATCGGATTTAACCTTTTCGATATGCTTGATTAAATTACAGTTAGCGCACAAGACTTGATAACCAACAGGAAAGTTATTTCTATACAAGTAATTGCAAATAAAAGTCCCACGAACACCAAAGTTTCTTCCTAATAAACGTTTGCGTTCTTGATTCCCATCATTATTTATATGGTCAATACACAAAGCCCTTGTATCTTCAAATCCACAATGAGCGCATTTTGGAATACCGTTAGAATAATGGGATAGAGTTGTGTATTTAACTTTCGCATTTCTATCACGTTGTTCTTTGTTTACTTTTAAACGATTATTTTTTCTATAATTAGCTGATTTTAAAAGACACTTTTCTCTGTTTCTTTGGTAATACATCTGACAGTAAGGTGTCTTTCCGTTCAAAGTTATTTATTCTTCTTTTCCAGTTTCGCGATCTGAGCTTTGACGAAATCGGATAACATAATTCCGAGTCCAAACGAGGCGAGCATCAATGCAATGGTCTTCATTCAGGTCTCCTTTGAAGTTCCTTGATAATTGTTGTGTATTGGGTGCTTACAGCCTGAAACATGACTTCCTGGCTTGCTTCTTGTCTTGCGATGCGTTCAGTGGTAGCTGGCATGAAGGCATTGACAGAACCAACCCATCCACCAGCAATGCTGATGACAATGCCGGTCAGCGTTACGAGCGCCCACCAGACAATCTTTTGGGCCGTTATTGTTTGACCTTCCTTACTCACTGAACCTGTCTCCTTAAGTTATGTTTATTTCTGAATCTACTGTAGTTGAGGCGGCAGCACGTACTTGAGCCATAGCCCTACCGATCCGAATAGCTCGAAGCGGTTCCTTGAGGTATTCAATAACTTTTTTCTTCATAAACTGCTTGGGTGTGTCGGGATTGTCGCTACCGTCCTCGAGCTTAGCCATATATCCATGAGTCGCACAGAATTCCTTAACTAACTCGGTGTCGATAGCGTCGGGGATGTTAATTGACAGAATCACGCTTCACCTCAACCACTTCTGGCTTTTGACTGCGCTTCACGATCTCTGCATTCAGCGCCCGAATATTGGCCTGACATTGTTCCATCGTGACGAAGTTGTCATACGCCATTGCCTTCAGTTGATCCATCGACATTTCACTAATGTTCATACTCTCCCCTTATACGATTGACGTTATGATGCCGTCTTTAACTGTGACGGTTTTTGCATCTGCTGTGGTGAATGATCCTGTAGCGCCCGTTGAGCCGTCGCTGGATATGAATCCTGCCGCTGTGCCTACTTTGACGCTTGTGGTCCCGACGATCTTGGTGACAGTGAGCGTGTCAGTAGCAAAAGTCATGTCAGAATCATCCGTGAGGCGGCCATTGGTAGTTGCGAAAGGAACTCGACCAGAAGTCAGGCGAGTGCCATCATCGAGGACGAAGGCTTTACGGGCTGCACCGGTCGTGATCGTGAAGAAAAGGTCATCGGTCGTAAATTCAATCGTCCCAGCAACCGCAGCGGTAAGGCTCGTACCACTGGTCAAACGAATCGGAGCAGTACCAGCCGTAGCGGTTCCGGCCGCGATGTGAAGTCTGGCCTGTGGCGTCGTCGTGATACCAAGCGAAATCGATCCATCGTGACGGAAATTGCCGTTGTCGATCCAGAAAGCAAAAGGGTTCGTCTGCGTGACATTTGTGCCACTCGTCGGAGCGTTAGTAATGTAAAAGGTGGCGGTTGTCGTAAAAGTTGTTGAGCTAGATGCAGCAATGGTCGGCGTCCCAATTACGTGTACCTGTGTATTCGCAACCGTACCCGATGAGGTTGTGTCGGTGTAGGTGGCCGCAGCCACGCGAATACCGATTCCGTTGCCAAGCCAAGCTGTTGAAGAGAGAGCCTTCGAAAGATGCAAAACCGCTGCCGGTGAAGTGGTTCCGATACCAACAATGCTACCAAAGTAGTTTCTATCTGATGTACCCGCCTGATATAAGCCATAGGGAACGTTTGTGTGCGTTCCGCTGGCGGTCGTCATATTTTCAATATGGAGACCGTAGGTATCCGCGAACGTACCTGAGCCAGTCGGACGCTCAACACGGAAACCGGAATATTCAGTAATGGTTGCGCCAGCCGGCAAACCAGTCGTGCTTGTTGCAACGCCACGAAGTGTTCCAATAGTCTGCGTAGTGGAAAGGCTGGCGAGATTGGCGGACCCACGGATACTTGTGGCCGAGACGTAAGTTCCGGTTGAGCCAGCATCGGGCTGGATGTTTCCAACAATGCCCGTGGCAGCAGAGATCGAACCGGCACCGCTTAGACGGACTGCCCCTGTAGCTCCAAGTGCAGAGCTGAGCGTTCCATCACCAGAGTGACCAACGATAAATGAAAGACCACGAATCTGAAGCGCTGTTAAAGACGCAGTTCCAGTAGTCGTAACGACAGAGCTAAGTCCG